AGTATCTTCCAATAAATACTCATTATCAAATAAATATTTTTCTGTTTCATAAGCTAAATGCCTTTTACAAAAATAATGATTTGGTAATGCTTTAAATTTACATGAGCTTTCAGGATTATCTGATTTATTACCATATGTTCCATTTCCACAGAAAAATCCATGTGTGTATGCATATGGCATACTTTCATTTCCATCAATTACAGGATATTCACATTTTATGATTTTATCATATGGTTTTAAATCTTTTGCTTCTACTTTTTCAATTGAATTATTAGAATAATTATTTTGAATATAAAATTTATGATATGGTGTACAAGATAATTTTGAACCATCATCCAGATGAATGTCAATTAATTCTTGATCTTCACCTGTTTTCATAATTGTAACTAAACTCCATTCTTGACCATTCCATACATTTACATCTTGACCAACTAAACTACTTATTTCTAAATGACCTTTATCAGTTAAAATTAATGTTTCAGGCGCAACGCATAAATTTGACGATTTAATAGTTCCAATATTTTTTTGATTTGATTTTTTATTACATGCGTCTTTATAAAGAATATATGGAGTTCCTGTTTCCATTTGAGCATCTAAAATCGCAAACCATAAATCACGTGCTAAAATAGTTTTCCTAGCTTTTCCTTGTTGTTCATATTTCTCATATAGTTTTACGAAATCGTCACCATAAACATCGGATAACCCGGGACATTCATTAGGACAAAATAATGACCATTTACCATTTGTTTCTTTTACTCTTTCCATAAATAAGTCAGGCATCCATAAAGCATAAAATAAATCACGAGCTTTTAATTCTTCATCACCATGATTTTTTCTAAGCTCTAAAAACTCAAAAATATCTGAATGCCAAGGTTCTAAATAAATAGCAAATGAACCATTTCTTCGTCCAGACTGATTAACATATCTGGCTGTATTATTAAAAACACGTAACATAGGAACTAATCCATCTGTTTTACCGTTTGTGCCTTTAATGTGGGAATCTTTGCCTCTAATATTATGAATATGTAAACCAATACCTCCAGAATATTTAGATATTAACGCACAATCTTTTAGAGTATTATAAATACCCTGAATACTATCTTCTTCCATAGCAATTAAATAACAACTAGATAATTGGGATCTGGGAGTGCCAGCATTAAATAAAGTAGGTGTAGCATGTGTAAAATATTTAAGAGACATTAAATCATATGTTTCTTTAACAAGTGCTAAAGATTTTTCATTAATTTGTTGTCCATGTATACCAATAGAGACACGCATCCACATATGTTGTGGTCTTTCAATAATTTTATCATGTTTCTTAAATAAATAAGAACGTTCTAATGTTTTAAATCCAAAATAATCAATGAGATAGTCTCTATCATAATTAATCATAGAATTAATTTCATCCTTATATGTTTGAACAAAATCCCATAATTTTTGATTTACAAGAGGATAATTATTTCCATGAATATCAACAAAATTATATAATTCTTTAATAACATTATAAAAAATATTATCCGTATTTTTTTGATGATTAGATACAATAATTCTTCCTGCTAATATTCCATAATCAGGATTTAATGTTGACATAGAAGCACATTGCTCTGCTGCTAATTCATCAATTTTAGTAGTGGATATAGTATCATATAATTGATCAATAACTTTCATTACAAGTTGTTGATAATTAATATGAATATTAGCTTCTTGACCTAATTTTTTGATTCTATTTAATATCTTATCAAAAGCAATTTCTTCCAATGATCCACATCTTTTGGTAACACGCATAGTAAAATTGTCCATGTATAATATTATTGTTAATTAGATTTTAAGTTAATTTTTATAAAAAAAATTATTTAGTTTTTTATAAAAAGTTTTTTATAAAAAGTTTTATAAAACTATAATATATAATATAATGAAGAATAAATTTCACATGTTAGGAAGTATAATATTTTTATTACTAATATTGTCATTTGGATTATATTTAGCTCCTTTTTTAAAAGAAGGATTTAAATCTAATGATCTTAAAACACCTGGTGATTACCCAATATCAGTAGATAAACCTATTCTAAATGACTTTCCATTAATAGGTAAAAATGAAACATCACGTGATAATTATAGTGATATATGGTGGCATTATCCTATTTTTCAAGTTGGATCTTATAAACAAATTACAAATAATATTCGTTATCCAGATAATCCTGATGAGGGAACTTGTATAAGAGCCGATTTTTGTGGTGCTTTATATCATGATAAAAAAAATAACAAATCAAATATAACTTTACCCTTACCCGAAGCTGAGGAGGGACCAGGAGCGCGTGTTGGATATTTTAGAACAGAACCAAATGAATTATTTTATTCAATTCCTACCAATGAAAACATTTTGTATTAATTAGAGAATTATTACATTAAATATTTATTTCAATGTCCAATTTAGCTACAGTTATTTTCCCTGTTTCTTTATTAAATTGTAATAAACAACCATTATTATTAACTGTTTTATCCATATTATTTTCATATTTGGGTTTTTCTCTTCGTATAGGTGCACGATGATCATAACCAGAAATTCTTTCTTTTTCAATAATAGACCAAATTTCTGATAACTCATTAATATTATCTTTAAACCATTTTTTGTTTCTACAAACAAGAACACAACTAAATTCTTCTAATTTCCAATATAGAGTTTTCATATAAATGTATTTAAAATCAGGATTTTCTTGATAATAATCAATTGTTTTTTCCTCCCATTCTTGTATATCAGATGGATGAACAACATCTAATGGTTTATATGCGTAAAAAGGTTTACCATCTTTAGTATGGAAGTATATTATTTCTCCCTTCATTTTATTGTCTTTTGACAAACATAAATTATTAAATACGTTTCCATCTTCATCTTCAAATAATTCATCTGAAGTATCATTAATATAACTATTCCTATCAATATATTCAATAAACCTAGTTTCTACAAAATCACATTCATCTAGATCACAAACTTCCATTTGTAATTGGATTTGAATCCAATATTCTTTTTTTGGAATTCCATCTATTTCACGGTTAACAATATTTTTTATTTCTAACATACGTCCATATCTTTTTGAGTTGGGATCAATATTTATTCCATCAGGCGAAGCACCTATAAATAAATAAGTATCATGTTGAATACAACCAAAATCAGCTACCTTTGTATTATAAGTTTCCTCATAAATTTTTAAAGATAATGTTTCATATTTTTGACCCCAATGTAATGAAGTATTAACATTTACCAATACTATTTCTTTGATATCATCAGTTAAGTTTTGATTTAACGGCTGACATTTTTCATAAATTAATTGATTTTTGGTATTATTATTTTCAAAAGCTTTATATGCGTTAGACGCAGTTATTAATTTATGTCTAAATTCATACCACTCTTTTGTTCTTTGCTCAGGCTGAGGTTTTTTTCTTAGAATATCTATTTTATTTTTTATAATTTCACAATCTGGATCTTTTAAAATAAGAGTATTAGGATATGAACGAGGAGGAATAAAATCTATAAAGAAATCATTCTTGGCATGTTCTATAATTTCTTCCATTTCTTCTTCTGCTTCTTCAGTATAAAATACATCACAATCAAAATGGGCATTCATTAATTCTTCAATATTTTCATCAAAAATTTCTTCAAAATCTGGTTCAGTAATAACCTTTGGATTTTCTTTTATAAATTCTTCCATAATATGAATACAAGTTTGATATAATTCTATTGCTTCTTCATCATTAAAATATGTTGTATCTTCTTCAGCAATAATATTATCAGTAATATCAATCAATTCATTAAACATTTAATTTATAATATATATATATAAATTGTTTTTAATATCAATTTTATATTATTCTTCTTTATCGGAGTCAGAATCATCTTTATTTTTTATATTTTTTGCGGTTCCTTGTTTTTTCTTTGGTGTTAATCCTTTTAATGTTGAAACTCTTTTATCAATATTTTTTAATGTAAAATGATTTAATAGTTTATTATAATGGAGAGCAGGTATATCTTTTATTTCTCCAGTGTCTTTATTATAATTAACATCTTTAACCCTTTGTAGTTTTTTTCTATCAAGACAATCTCTAAAAAATTGAAGAAGATTTTCATATTCATTAATGGTTAAATTATTATCATTTTTATAATTATCAGCAAATAATGTTAATTTTTTTATTTTAGCTGTTTTATCTAATTTACTCCAAGGTTCATTAGAGTTATTTATTTTTTCATTTTCCAAAAATTTATCCAAATTAGTTAAATCACTAGACGATTTAGTCTCAGGCCAAGATACTCCATTTAATATCATAGTTTTATATTTTAGACTCTTTAATTCATGACAATCACTTGGTGGAGTTTCTTTATTCATATATATTATATATTGTTTAATTAATTTTAACTTAGTTTTTTATAATAATTATATTATAAAAACATTTATATTATATATAATTTTTATATTAGTTTTATAATAAAATGTTTTTTATAAATATACATTATGGATAATGAAAATAAAGAAACAATTATAAAAAATATTATTATTATTCAAGATAAAAATGATACCAAAATAAAAAAAATTAATCAAGAAAAAGAAAAAAAAATGCGAGTAGAGACCAAGACTTGGGGTTTAAATAACAATGATCTTAATCATAATAAACAATTAACTATTCTTGAAAGTTTATTAGATGATAAAGAAGAAAAAAATAAATATACTTCTATTTTTAAATCCCATATTAGAAATAAAATATCTAGTTATAAACAACAAGATATATTAAAAAAAAAATTAGATGAAAAATCTTTTATTAATTTTGAACAAGTTGTTGAACTATTAAATAATTGTCAAATGAAGTGTCATTATTGCTCTCAAGACATTTTTATTTTATATGAAATAGTTAGAGAATTAAAACAATGGTCTTTAGATAGAATTAATAACGATATAGGTCATAATTATGGTAATTTAGTAGTTGCTTGTTTAGAATGTAATTTAAAACGTAGACGAACTAACAAAGATGCTTTTATGTTTACAAAAAATTTAGTAATTACTCGTGAAGGATTATAAATTCATTTGTTTATAAATTCATTAGTTTATAAATTCATTATTTTAAAAAATAATATAATAATGAATCATTGGAAATGGAGTAAGGGTGAACCATATTATAAATCTATTAGAGAAAGACCTGAACAAAAAGAAAATAAACTAAATTCTATTGAATACGAATATGATTCTCCACAAAATGCTATTAAACAATCTTTAGCAGAAGATTCTTTTTTTTATCAAGATCTAGATAATTCTATGTTTTCTTTCAATAAAAATTCTAACAGAGAAGATATTGATAATAAAATGGCTGATCGTGAAATGATTTCTCAAAGAGGTGTTAATCCTTTTTTACAAACTAGTTATGTTAATGATATTGTTACACGTGACATGTTTTTAAAACCAATTAATACAACTCAAGGTAGAACAAAAAATACTAATAAAAACGAAGATGAACTAACAAATAGTTGAAATTTAGATACTTTTTACACACATTGTGTTTAATAATCTATTTGCTAAATATGCTAGGAAAGTATTACTTAATACTAACAAAGAATTAATAATAAACATAGAATTTACTTTCTTAATATTCATAATCATAAATGAAACAATAGAAAATAAACTAACAACAAATAAAATACCAAATATAATTGATAAAATATAGAAATAAACACAGTATTCTCTTGGTAGAGGGCCAAAAAATTTATTCATAAAAGAATTCATTATATAATATAAATTAACATTATTTTTTACATTATATTATTTTTTATAATTTTTTATTAATTTTTAAATTCAATATCAGTTTGTCTAAATATAATATTCATTAGTAAATATAATATTTTACCCATTTTATTACACCTTTGCACATTTCATAACTTGTGAAAATGCCGATTTTATACCTTTGCTATTTCATAACTTGTGAAAACGCCTAAAATAACTTAAAGACAACCGAGTAAATTAGTATAAGTATGTTATTTATGCTTCCACAACATATTAAGGCAAATCAATATAATACCCCGTTTATGTAAAAACGAGTGATTTAATTCATTTAGGTATGATTTGTTATGGTTGCTTACGATACCCGTTAAGGAGATAAGTAAGCAAGTTGTGAAACCCAACATTACCCTTTGCGCATTTTCACAAGTTATGAAATGTGCAAAGGTGTAA